ACACGTAACAATATGATTTATTCACATCTGCATAAAGCAATCAAACCTCTTAATCAGCTGCGTATGTTGGAAGATGCAGTTGTAATCTATAGACTAGCTCGTGCGCCTGAGCGTCGTATCTTCTATATCGATGTAGGTAACCTACCAAAGATGAAGGCAGAACAGTACCTGCGTGATATGATGGTCAAGCATAAGAATAAATTGACTTATGATGCAACCACAGGCGAGGTGAGAGACGATCGTAAGTTCATGACAATGCTTGAAGATTTCTGGTTACCACGTCGTGAAGGCGGTCGAGGCACTGAGATTACGACGTTACCCGGTGGTCAGAATCTTGGAGAGATGGAGGATGTTGATTACTTCCGCCGCAAACTCTATAAGTCACTAAATGTTCCTACTGCTCGTATGGAACAAGAGAATCAATTCCAACTGGGTCGATCTTCTGAGATAACACGTGATGAACTAAAGTTTAATAAATTCATTAAGAGATTGCGTAATCGTTTTGCTATGCTGTTCGATGAACTCTTGGAGATACAACTTGCTCTTACGGGAGTAATCACTCGCAAAGAATGGCAAGACATAAAACAGAATATCTACTATGATTTTATGGAAGATAATCACTTTACTGAACTCAAAGAAACTGAGATAATGACTGAAAGACTTCGTCTATTAGGTGATATCGATTCTTATGTTGGTAAGTATTTTTCTGAAGCCTGGGTTCGTACAAACGTACTTCGTTTAACTGAAGAAGAAGTCGAAAAGATCGATATGCAGATTGGTCAAGAAGGTGGCGGTGAAGATGATATGATGGATGTCGAAAGTTAAAAGGGTTTCTTTTATAAATAATAATGAATGAATGGAGGTCGTGATATGACTGATACTATTAAAGATGCAATCATTGCACTGCAGGGTGGAGATTCAGCTCAGTTTAAAGATGCGATCAATACTGAATTGATGGCAAGAGCAAAGGATCAGATTCAAATCCAAAAGATTGCAGCGGGACAAGCCTTCTTCGATGATGAAGAAGTCGAGACTGAAGTTGAAGATGAAATCGACCTAGAAGTTTCGGAGGAAGAACCCGATGAAGAAGTTTAGAGACTTACTCGAAAAAGATGCAAAAGATTACGTAGGCGATGGCGAGAGCCAAAAGGATTATGAAGCGGCAAGTGACGATGAACAAAAGTTCAAGAATCTGCACACTACGCATAATGCCAATCTTGTAATGCCTAAGGATCATCCAGTTGCACCGGATTATGTTTTTAGTGGTGAAATACCTAAGAAAGAATCTGGTAAAGGTGAACCTATTCTAAAGAAATACTCGGACTTTGTATCTGGCACTCGTTCCGCTGCAAAACCAGGTGGGGATAAAACACCCGTAATGCAAGGATCGTCAAAGATCAAAGAAGAAGTCGAGTTAAATGAAAAACAAAAGCCGTATGTTTCATCTGACCGTGATGGCAAACATGTCATGAACGCTGCCGGAAAAATTGTTAAAAGCTTCAAAGATATGGCCTCAGCGAATGCATATCTCAAAAAGAATTTTAATAAACTGATGAAGGAAGAAGCTGATTACATCGATGAAGGCATTCAAGTAGGTAAGCCTTATAGGATTCGTAAACAAGTCGGTGGTCGTGATACTCATGTCAATGTTAAAGTGACCAATTATAAAAAAGGTCTTGGACAGAAAGACATAGTTTATTTTAAAGATGCTGATGGTAAATACGGCCAGATGCCGGCAAAGGTCTTTAAGAATAGAATGAAGGAAGAAGTTGAACTTGTTGATGAAGCATTCAAGAAAGGAATGCTTAAGCTCAAGGATGGTAAGACAGTTAAGATCGATGAAAAGACGGCAAAGTTTCTCAACAATGCCATGAAACAATTAAATCCGGGCAATCGCAAAAAGATGGAAACCGAAGCAATGAAGGATAAGAAATCTTTCGATGCGATGGTTGACTTTGCGAAAGCAGCGGCCTAAGGAGTGACAGATGCCAGATCAAACAGATAAATTCCGATTCTTTCCCGCAACATTCGAGGGTCCTGCTACAAAAGGGTTTGCCATTACATCGAATGAAAGTGCTAACCTTGCATTTACAACACGTGCTGTATACGTCGGTTCCGCAGGTAACTTAGTTGTCGAGATGGCAGATGATGCATCCGGAACAACCACCACTTTCACTGCAGTTCCAGCAGGAACGACTTTACCAATTCGTGTTCGTAAAGTTCGCACTGTAGGTACGGCAAACTCAGTGGTAGGGTTGTACTAAAAAGAAGGGCATCGTTATGAAATTAGGTGTCGGTGTCTCACCAACAACTTCAATAGTTGCATCACAAACAGCAGCGGTTATTTCTGCTGCCGGTGGTGGCGGTGGTCCTACTATTGAATCTATACTCGAATCCCGTGTGTTTATGTGGAACGCCGAAGTTTCAACTACATCCCAAACAATTGCGAACCAAGAATCGTCTCCGGCAGATGGATCATCTCAGACGACTTATGATGTGAGACAAGGAACCAGCACTGGTTCTGATTCTCGTGATCCAAATTATGATAGTGGTAACAAATACTACTCACAGGTCAGTAACTCATCAGCCGACTTCGTTACGATGGAAGGGTTTAAGACAAATACAACCTTTACAAATTCTCTGCATAAAGATGGTGCTCAGTTTACCATAGAGATAGGTATTCATAAACCCTCTAGTCAAGGAGGGTTTGTCATCTGTACAGCAGAAGATACTAACGATACAGGCATTAGTCTACAGACTTATAACGACGGAAGAATACAGTTAAATATTCATAGAGGAACTGCTGGGTCTTTTTGCGCTGGTAAAGTAAGTACTTCATCGATCGCCAATGGAAGGAATCACCTTGTGATATCTGTAGATGAAGGCGTAACCAACGGCAGTTTCTTTTATAATAACGATGCTACTCTCGACACTTTCACTCTGACTTACAGTTC